CACAGATTCTGACGGGGATTTGCAAATTGATCTTTTCCCAACACCTGACGGGATTTACAGCCTGCGGTTCGATTTGGTGATTCCACAGGCAACTCTGGCCAGTGATGCCACCAAATTGGAAATCCCCTCATTTCCTGTGGTTCAACTGGCATTCGGAATGGCACTGAGGGAGCGAGGAGAAACTGGAGGCCAAAGCGCAGTCGAGCAATTCAGCCTTGCAGGAATGGCTCTGAGCGATGCAATCCAGATCGACGCAAATAAATACCAAAACGAAATCACTTTTGTGGCTGTATAGATATGGCACAACCTTTACAAAATATCACCATTTCTGCCCCAGGTTTTGCTGGGCTAAACACGCAGGATGCGCCTCTGACGCAGGAGCCCAGTTTTGCCGCGATTGCGAATAATTGCGTTATCGACAAATCGGGCAGAATCGCCAGCCGAAAGGGCTATACGATGGTGTCAACGAATGGCCCAGCTGTTCTCGGTTCATCAGCCGGGATTGAATCGATTGGTGAATTCATTGAGACAGATGGCACGAAGGTGGTGTTCTCGGCAGGCAACAACAAGATCTTCAGCGGGACCAGTACGCTCACTGACATCACTGCCAGTTTAACGATAACGGCGAACAACTGGGCAATGTGTCCACTTGCCAACAAGTTTTACTTGTTTCAGAGAGGCCACCTCCCTTTGGTCTACGATGCAGCAACCAGCGCACTAACAACGATTGTTGCCCATAGCGGTGCGGTGGGAACTCCACCGTCTGCCCATATTGCCATTACTGCTTTCGGGCGAATATGGGCTGCAGATGTCACGGGAAATAAGCAAACACTGTATTGGAGCGATCAGCTGGACGGTGTGGACTGGTCAACCGGATCGAGCGGGTCGTTAGACCTGACCACTGTTTTCCCTGGCGGGTTTGATGAAATTGTGGCTCTTATGGCTCACAATAATTTTCTGATCATCCTCGGCAAAAGATCAATCCTGATCTATTCGGGAGCAGGAACCCCATCAACGATGACACTCAGTGACACCATTTTGAACATCGGGTGTGTTTCCAGAGATGCGGTTCAATCAACAGGCAAGGATGTTTTGTTTCTCGATTATTCCGGGGTGAGATCACTTTCAAGAACCATTCGAGCAGAATCCAGCCCAATTGGTGACATCTCCAAAAACGTAAATAACGACATTAAAACCAGGGTGCAAGCTGAAACCGGACCCATCAAAACAGTCTACGATGCAAATAATGCTTTTTACCTGGTGAATTTCCCCACAATTGGGGTGCTGTACTGTTTCGACACTCGATTTCCCTTGGGTGATGGGAGCTATCGAACAACAACATGGACATCCATCGACCCGCTGTGCTTTGTCGTGACAGACACTGACGCGCTTTATCTAGGGGTAGCAACAGGAATCGGTGAATACACCTCAAATACAGATGACAGCTCTGCCTATTCGCTGCAGTATTTTTCACATCCTTTGGGATTTGGGGACTCTTCGAGACTGAAGTTTCTGAAAAAAGTCAACGTCACGACTTTCAACGGAGCTGATGCTACGGTTGTTCTTAATTGGTCTTATGATTACGAACAGGACTACCAGAAACAAGCCTACACGCTCACTGGCAGTGATGCAGCCCAATACAACATCTCCGAATACAACACAACTGCGGAATATTCGAAATCACTGACCTTGATCAATACGCAGAAGGTCAACACCACGGGCAGCGGGTCGGTGGTCACGGTGGGAATTACCAGCGATGTGAACGGAAGTGAGATTGCGTTTCAGGAGCTTAATATTCACAGTTTGATTGGAAGGATTAATTAAATGAGCAGCTATACGGTCACAACCAATTTCGGGGCAAAGGATTCTTTGCCAAGCGGGTCTGCGTTGAAGGTGGTGAAGGGTGCGGAATTAACCACTGAATATAACAACATTGCAACAGCAGTGAACAGCAAATCGAACGCAGCGTCACCAACTTTCACCGGCTCTGCATCATTTGTGAACCTGAGTGTCAGCGGAACCTTTACCGGTGCAACAACAATTGATGGGGGGACTTTCTGATGCACAGTTGGCAGCATGCTGGTTCACAGTTCATGGGATTCTTCAAAGATCCCGAATATCAACCCATTCGCAACTTGTTGGGAACACTTGGTCAGGTGGCTACCACCGAGAGTGCCATCAGCGATCTCAGAGGTTTGGGCGAAAGTGCAAAAACATACATTGGAATGCCGGAAGAGCAAGGCCTATACGACACAATTAAAGAAACGACTGCATTCAAGCCCTTCACCGTAACGGCGATGCCGGGGTCGGTTTCTACCACCGCAGCGGGTGGAACCACATACGCTCTGAGCGACGAGCAAACGGCACTAGAGCAGTCTCTGCGAACTGGTGGTTCAACGCTTGTTGATGCGCTTCTCGGCAGAGGTACATATGGGACTAAAGATCCAGTCACAGGCGAGTATTCACAAAATCTGAGAGCAGATCAGCAAGGATTAATTGATTTATTGGAGGTCAATGCGCAAGACGCAGCTGGGCAGACTTATCGAGGTGGACAACAGGCTGGCTATATTACGCAACTGACTGACCCATTCAGCGCGGCAAATCTGGCAGAGACCGAATCCACCGTGTTCGACAGACTTCAGGCACTCAGGCTTCCAGGGGAGGAGCGCGAAAGGCTGGCACTCGATCAGAAGCTCTTTGCGCAGGGAAGGCAAGGCCTAGCAACTGCACAATATGGGGGCTCTCCAGAAGAGTTTTCATTAAATCAGGCTATTCAAGAACAACGCTCTGCGGACGCATTGAGCGCGATGGGCCAGGCCAGGACTGACGCAGCGACAATTTCTGAGCTTAGAGGCCAGGGGATTGACTTCGCCAGGCTGGATCAGGACGCAAGAAGTCGTGCAAGGCTCCAGGCTCTGCAGCAACAGTCAGCTGAAAAGCAGATAACCGGATCATTGGCAGACACGCTGCTGGCGGGCTCATTTCGCGGGGGCCAGGAACTGCTTAGAGCAACTCAGCCAAGCGTCAATCTGGCAGACATTGCGACAGTTGCCGGTAGGCAGATGGGTGGATACTCTCGTGACCTTGGTTCGCAGTACCTGGATTACGACCTGGGAACTGAGGAGCAAGCAGTTGAGTTGAGGCGGCAATCACTCAAGTCGCTGTTCGATCTTTTGATTGCCGAAGAAAACCAAAAGGCAAGCCGACAACCCGTTGTAATTAACCCCTCTGCTATGCCGGGGGGAGGTGGGACAACGGCTGGATTCAAGTGGCCCTGGGAAATATAAAGGAACAGACAAATGCCAGAACTAACAGACATCTCCTTGCTCTTTGAGGACATCATCGATACCCCTGCGAAGAGAAGGCGGGAGGTTGAGCGGGCCTCAATGTTGGCAGCACAGCAGATGAAAAGCACAAGACCTTTCTCTCTGCTCGCTCAGGGCATTGCTAGTGGCATTCCAGGGCAAACAGAGGCCATAAGGCAAACTGCCAAGTCGTTTGGTATGGATGCTTTCAAGACCCCTGGGGAGCGGTTAGCAGACCAACTAAGGGGGGTCAACACGCAAACTCGGGCAGGTCAACAAGAGGCTATAGAGATGGTTCGCCAGGTTGATCCGGGCAAGGCTTATGCGCTTCAGGATGCTTACGCTAGGCAGGAGAGGGATTCAGCGACCAGAGATGCCCAGCTGGCTAATCGATACCAGATCAATAGCAAAATATATTCGACTGGTGGGATGTTCAACCAAACCGCGACAGGCGAAGTGTCGTTTGTTGTTCCTGCAACTGATTCGAGTCAGGCGCGAACCCTTACCGATCCCGCGGCAGTTGCGAGAGAGATCCATTTGGCTGAAGCAGCTGAAGCGCAAACCGACCTTGAGCAGCAAGCAGCCTTAGCGAAAGCAAGGAGCGCAGCTGATGCCATGCAGGCAAGGACCACATCTGCCATTGACCAGGCGAATAGCATCAAAGATAGAGTGATATTGTACGATGAAGCTCTTCGACAAATTGAAGAGGAGGGTGCAACGCCAGGCTTTTTGGACAGGTGGACTCCAAGTATTTTCAGAAGCTCTGCCGACAAGGTTTTCACCCAAATAGCCAGCCAGCTTGGATTACAGGTGATTGCAGGCACAACCTTTGGCGCATTGTCAGAAAGAGAGCTGGCATTGGCGATGGAAACCGGCATGCCCAGTTTCAACACAGTAGAGGAATATACGGATTACCTGATTAGAAAAAGAGATGCAGAGCAAAAATTAATGCGGGAATTCGTTTTCTATGCCAACTATATCAGGACAGAAGGTTACGAGATGTCCGCAATTGAGGCCCAGGATGTCTTTAACAGGACACGCGCAAGCGTCAGGACCGAAGACAATGGGGATGTTCAGCTGGTGGGGACAGATGGCAACCCACTGGTCCTGATTCAAACAGCGGACGAATTTGAGGCTCTGCCGAGTGGGACCGAATACACGGCAGACGGCATAAGCATTTCTGTGAAGCCGTAGGGGATAAGCATGAGTAATGGGGAATCACGTCAAGTTGTTAGCAGAGATCAATTCGGTGGCAAACTAATTGGGCCGGATGGTCAGCCAATCATGGTGGATTTCGAGCCAAGGTATACGATTGATACTCCTTTGCTGCAGAATCTGGACCGCGGTCTGTCCAAAATTCCAGGGGCTCCCACACTAGCCGCAATAGCAGGCAGAGCAAATGCAAATGTATTGGGTGTGGTGGACTTTCTCGGCGTTGATGTTGTCAACGAAATAATCAAGATTGCTGGCAGCGAGTACCGTGTTCCAACTGTTTCCGACACTGCAAGAAAGGTATTGGGAATTGGGGATCGCAGCAAAGAGTTGCTGGGTGAAGGGTTGCTGCGTGATGTCGTTACCACCGGCACTGATTTGGCTATGGTTGCAGCACCTGGTGGGGCTCTGGTAAGGGCTCCTGCCAGAATATTGCGACCACTTGCAAAGTACGCCGAAACAGCGTGGAAGGGAGTTGTAAGGCAGCTGGGTCAAGGCACTGTGGCACGGGATATGGGCACAGGATTTGTTTCCGGTGCAGCCAGAGAGCTGGGTGAGGCTACTGAGATTCCTGTTGTCCCGCAGTTGATGGAATTCCTTGCGCCGATGCTTTTACCCTCCACCATCCCTGGTGCATCACAGGTGACCTCAAAGATAAAAGACACATCGGGCGCAGTGGCTGGATGGCTCGACAATTTATTTACGAATAGCCGGAACTTTTCAGCCGGTTTGGAAAATTTGTCAAGCTACACCAAAGAAGGGGCTGAACGAATCCTGTATGACTCGATGCTGCGCTCAGGAAAAACAGTGGATGAGCTTGTCGGAGCCTATGAGCTGATGCTGGCTCGAAGCACCGAAGTAATTCCGGCAGATATCGATGACACTTTCAGGGCATATTTACGAGCCATAGGGAATAAAGTCCCAGTCATCATGGGTAGAAGTAGGGAGGTGCTTGATGCACGGGACTCAAGGCAAGCTGGGAGGCTGTCTTCAACCCTGGACTCCTCTATTGGCGTTCCAGGGCTATCCGCTGCAGATGAGATTATTCGGCTTGATGCAATCACCAGGCCAACCATCAATGCGGCATATCGAGAGGCGCAGCAATTAGGTTCGAGCGGGTTTGTATTTCCCTCACGGATCGAGCGTTTACTGGGCGATCCCAAAACCTCACTTGGCAGAGCCAGAGCGAAAGCGGATCAATATGCCAGGGATGCTGTGCTGCTGGGTCAGAATTTCACCCATTTTGATTTGATTGATGCAACCAAAAAGGAACTGGATGATCAGATCGGCAAGCTGATCAGGGCAGGCCGAATGAACAGGGCGCGAAGTCTGATACAACAAAAAAAATTGCTTGTCATGGAAGCGGATAAGGCTTTCCCTGGTTACGCCAAAGCAAGGCAACTGCATGCAGACAAAGCAGCACTTGAGAGTGCTGCAGATGCTGGGATTAACATCAGGAAACTCTCGCCCCGAGATGTCAGGAACTTGATGGACACAATGGGTGAGGCTGAACAGCGAATGTTTCGCCTGGGTGCTAGGGATTCAATCATTGAGAGGATGAATGACACAACGATCGGGCGAGATGCAATCAGAAGCATTTACCGCTCCACCAGCGAGAAAAACAAGCTCAGGATGTTGTTCCCGAGAACCCGTGCAGGCCAGAAGGCTTTTGATGACCTCATAGATAATATTGAACTTGAAGGCGAATTCAGGATCACAAGAACGGCAGCAAAAGGCAACTCGACCACTGCGCTCCAGCTCGAAACTGCGGGAAGCATGGAGGATGCCTTTAACATAGCCAGGGGTGCTATGGGCGATCCATTCGCTCAGGCATCGCTTATGGCGAAAGTATTCAACAGATGGACTAACAAGGCCAACCCACAGGCTCAAATAGAGGCATATACCATGGTTGGTGACATCCTTTTGAGTGCTGGCTATTCCCCGGAGAAACTTCAAAACATGCTCAGGGCAGGAGCTGATCAAGCTCTGAGTCTGGCTTTGACT